CACCGCCACCGTTCCGTCCGATCGCACGAAATGCACCCGCGTGTCAGGCTGGCGCTGCACCGCGATCCGGACGATTCCGGGCTTGCCGATCGCCGGGACGATCGCCGACAGGTGGTTGCTGGTGTAGTCGTAGGTCTGGGTGTCGAACTCGAGCGCGAACACCCGCGCGCCGCCCCGCTGGACGTAGATGCCCTGGTTGTCCACCTTGACCGCCTGCACCGCAGCGGATCCCTGCGTGGAGGCCGTCTTGATGTTGAAGTTGGTGGGCGTCAGCGGTTCGTCGAACGAGTTGGAACGGCAGGAAAACTCGGCCATCTGGCCGCCCAGAATCAGCCGCTGCAGCGGCATCATCCAGTTGATGGTGTCAACCGGGCCGGACCCGATGGACCTGTCGATCGGGCCGCTGTCTCCGGTTGTTTCCGGGTCAAACGATTCAAACCCGTCCGACACCGACAGGCTGGCGTTGTCCTTGCCGGACCAGCCCAAGCGCCCTTCGTAGAGCGCCACGGCGCTGGGCCAGCCGCGGTAGTCGCTCCACTTGCCTTCCTCCCAGATGGTCGACGCCGAGGTGCCTCCGAAGTCGGTCAGGACCTCCATATCCACCACGGTCGTGCTGGTGTAGGCCGTCACCCTGGCGATCCCGCGAATGCTGCCGGTCGGGATGGACAGGGTCGCCACCGTGGTTCCGGCCGCGCCGGCCACCGTGCAGATCAGGCGGTAGTAGACCGTCTGGTTGTCGAGGCCGTCGGCGTAGGCCTCCGTGGTGTCCGCCGCCCACGATTTCCCCGAGACCGCGGTCCAGATCGCGTTGTCGAAGGACCGCTGCAGCACCACCGTTCGGCCGGCCGTCATGCCGGAAATGATGATGGTGATGGTCCGGTCCGTGCCCACCCCCGTTACTTCGACGGCGGCCGTGGCATCGTTCAGGGCGGTGATGTTCTTGGTGACCGTTTGCCCGGTCGACGTCACCGCGAACAGGGCGCCCACGTGCGTGGTCTTGAACAGCGGAACGCTGGCGGTAAGAGTGCCATTCCCGGTGAGAACGCTGGGCGTGATCGTCGTCGACGTCACGTTCTGGACCCGGAACGGGCCGTCATTCGACTGGTAGAGCACCAGCGACCAGCTACGGGTGGCGCGCCGCTCGATCTTGCGCTGTTGGTATCCGTAGGCGGCCAGGTAGATCACGTCGCCAGATTGGTCCTTGCGGATCGTCCCCAGCGCGCTGGCCGGGTACGGCGAGGTGAGCTCCATCACGCCGGCCGCAGCGATGTTGCAGCTGTCCACGTACACGGAGCGGCTCAGGCGGCTCAGGAACCGGATGAACACGTTTGTGCCGGTCGGGGTGAACGCGAGGCTGTGTACACCCGTTCCCAGCTGGGTCTCCGCCACGTATGTGCCGTCACCTGCCGATGTCCCGACAGTCAGGACCACTGGACCGCGCGCGATCACGATGGTCAGGGCATGTTCTACCCCGATGTCGCCGGAGGCCACGGTGATGGTTTGGTCCCGAATGGCGGCTGCCGTGCCGTTCCCGGTGAGTTGCATGTAGCCCGGGGCCGCCCACTGGCTCACGCCGCCGGCTTCATCGTTGTCGGTCCAGCTGGCAAGGTTGGTGGTGAAGTCGCCGTTGACCACCACGGTGCTGACCGCTGGGCGCGTGATTACGGCGTCGTTGATCCAGACCCGCATCACGGAGTCCGTGAACTCGATCAGCGCCTTCTGACTTGCGGAAAAGATGAAATCCAAGAACCGTGCAGCTGCGTCGGATTTGCTGCTCCCGAGGTACCCAAGCCCGGCGCGCATCATCATCGATCCGAGAACGCGCGGCATGTAGTTCACATAAACGTCGGCAGCGGCCGCCATGCGTTTCAGGTCTGCCCGGCCAAGGGACAGCCTGGACACCAGCCCACGGTTCATTGCGAAGTAGGCGAGGGTCTGGGTACTCATGCCCTTACCCGATCAGGCTGCCCGGGGAGCCTCCGTCGCCCAACGGGCCGCGCCGACCGCCTCGGCCCATGCGTGCTCTTGTCCACGACCCTTGCGCTGGGAATGTCGCCGGCCCGGCCATGGCGTCGCGGTTCTTGGCGGTCACCAGAGTGCTCTGCACCAGTCCGCCCGTGCCGTCCCGCTTGGGGCCGAGAATGGCGGCAATGACGCTGTCGTCCTGCGCCAGCTTGCCGACGATCTGGCTGGCGAAGTACGCCTTCACGTATTCGGTGAAGGAAACGGGCCACGCGGCGAGGTTGCCGCCGTACAGCGGGTCGTCGCTCACGTACTTCACGTAGATCGGGTTGATCGATGCAAACCAGTACCCGACCTCGTCGGCGTACTGGTTCAGCGGGGTGTTGAAGAACTCGTCTTGGCAGACTGCGCTGGTGTCCACCCAGTCGGTGGGCTTGGGGTAGGCGTTCGGGTATCCGAAGGATGGCGTTACCGCCGGATCCGGGGTCAGCATGGCCGCGCGCATGGCGAACTTCCACTGGCCACGCTCGAGGCAATACCGGACCCCGCCATCGTTCCAGACGTTGTCGAGGAGGCGCCGTCCCTCCTCGTTCACCGTCAGGCTGGCAATGGCACGGGCCCTGCACAGCCGCAGGGCCCCGTTGTAGATCTTGAGGCGGTCGGTCGCCATCCGTTCAGCGCGCCTGGGCCTTCAGGTGGTTCTCGAGCCAGTCCACCGCGCCGCCCTGCGTCCCGTGGTTCTCGCTCACGACCTCGGAGTCCGCGATCCGGATCACCGACCACTGGGAAAACTCGCCGCGGTGGGCCACCCGATAGCCTTCGCGCTCGTAGGTGAGGCCCTTGATGCTGGCCGCCACGTCAAACTCGACCAGGTTGATCGGGTGCACCTTGGCCCAGCCTTTGCCGACCTCAAGGACGACGATTTCCGCCATCCAGGTCATGTTGTCGGCCCAGACGGTGATGCGATCGCGCGCCTTCAGCTGGTCCGACACGTGGGCATAGTACTCGGGCTGGAGGATGTCCTGCGGGGTGTTGGTCGCGTGGGCGATGACCACGTGCTCGTTGCGGACGAACTCCGCCAGCTTGCGCCGGGTGGGGTTCAGCTGCTCGAACTTGCGTTCGGCCTGGCTGGCCGCGCCGGCGGCCTTGGCGCCATCGTTGGATGCGGCCGGAGCCGTGTTTTCTTCCTTCTTGGCTGCTGCGCTGCTGCTCGCCATGTTGGATGCGGCCGGGGCCGCGGTTTCTGCCTTCTTTGCTGCTGCGCTGCTGCTCGCCATGTTCCTCTCCTCGGAAATGATGGGGTCCTGCGGTAAAAAGCCGGCCGAGGCTGGGCCCCGGCCGGCGTGGTGCGCTTGCGGTCTCGCCGGCCTTAGTTGAAGGTCGAGGAGATCTGGCTGCCCGTCGACATGTAGCCGCCGGCGCCCGTGCTGGTGATGCCCTGGATCACGCCGATGGCGATGCCGACCGTGGTGGCGCCGGTAGCGCCGACCATGATCACGACGTCGCCGTTCTTCATGCCGAGGTAGTACGCGTCCGAGAAGAACTGGCCGCTGTTCGTGCCCGACGAGGCTTCCGTCGCCGAGTTGGTCGACGTGTAGAGCCACAGCTGGGTCCCGCTGCCTTTCGCGGCGCCGTTGATCGTCGAGCCCATGTTGAGCGCGATCTTCGACATGCCGCTGGAAATCAGGACGGGCGGGTTGGCGAGGGTGCTGCCTGCGGTGCTGCCGGAGTAGGACATGGTGTTTCTCCTGTGTCTGGTTTCGGGGGATCAGGACCGGGGCCCTTGGCCCCGAGGTCCTGGATCAGCCGTGGTTACGCGTATGCGGAACCGTCGGTGGTGATCACCACGACGCCGCTGTTCTGCAGCATCTTGGCACCCATGAACATCGAGGCGCGAGCCCACGAATAGTCCTGCTCCTCGTTGTAGCCCACGGGCGTCTTGAGGCCCTGCCGGTCGGCGGCCTGGCCGATCGCGGTCTTGTGGTAGAGGAAGCTTTTCTCCGAGGTCGTGCCTTTGCCGGGGAGGTTCGGGTGCTCCACGACCAGGCAGTTGCGCCAGCGGTAGGCCATGGGCTTGTCGCGCCACGACGGTTCGCTGTTCGCGTAGGGCCGGATGTCCACGTACTGCGCGTTCGTGAACTCGGGCGCCTGCTCGAGGTAGGCGAGGAACGACGGCTGGCAGAGCAGCGTGATGTTGCTGTCCCACGGCACCGAGGCGTTCGACAGCTTCACCCGGCCGTTCTGGAACAGGCTGACCGACGGGAGCGTGGTGCTCGAGCCGATGGTCACCGTGCCGGTGTTGAGCTCGGTCGTGATCTGGCTGTCGATCTTGCGGTTGAGCACGCCCATGCTGGTCATCTGCATGATGGCGCGCTGGCTGCCCTGGCTGGCAAACACGTTGAAGCCCGTCTTGCGGACCAGGTCGTGCCATTCCGTCAGCACGCAGCTGTTCTGCGACAGGTTGTCGGCGCGCGCCGGGATCAGGCCGTTCACCCCGCGGGTCACCGCCTCCGCACCGCCCGAATCGGCGACGAGGAACACGGCCGTGTTGCCCTGGATGATGGCTTCGGTCGTGACGGTCTCGCGGAGCAGGCTGACGTGCTGCTCGAAGCCGGCGATGAACTCCTGCCGGTACTGGGTCTGGTACGCGGTGTCGGCGTAGAACGCCAGCCGGTCACCGAAGGGGCGCAGCGCGGAAGCTACGCAGAAAAGCGCGAGGCTGGCGAGGGCGCCGGCAATTGCGCTGATGCGGTTCTTGAGGCGGGTCAGCATGACCATGTTGGTCTCCTGTGCAATGGGTTGGGTCGTTCTCCATTCGCTCAGGGGTAGCCGCGGTCGTCCCGTCGCCGGGGTGGCCGCATTGCGCGGGGCCGGCGTTGGGCCCCAACGGGGCCTGGCGACACGGTACTTTGTGCAGCCAACGGTGGGGCCGCTGATGCGGGGTGGCCACCGACAGGTCGAATCCTACGCCCGAAATTCTTGCGGCACAAGACCCGGCCGGATTGCCCGGCCGGGGTGTTGCAGTTGCGATCAGTTCCCCTTGGCGCGCGCCTGACCGTCAAGGAGGGCGCGATACCGCTCCTGGGTCTCGGGGCTGTCCCAGTACTTCTTGCCTTCCGGGCTGGTCCGGGGCGACTTCATCCAGCCTTCGATCTGCTTGATCTCGGTCTCGATCGCGCTGGCGGGGTCGCCCGTGCCGGGCGGCACCAGCGTGGTCACCGGGTTGATCTCGCGCGAGAGCCCAGTCAGCCACATGGCCACTTTGGCGTTGCCCATGAGCGGGTTGCCGTCGGCCAAGCGCCCGCGCAGGAACAGTTCGCGCACGTCCTCGGGCATGGTGGCCGTCAGGGCGGCAATGCTGTTCATGTTCAGCCGGTACTCGTTGCCCCAGGTGGCGCGCAGCGCGTCCTCCTGCTGCTGCACGTAGGCTTTGTCGGCCGCGACCCGCTCCTCGGTCATTTTCTGCTGGATCCCGTAGTACATGTCCACCACGGTGGCCGCCATTTCGTTGTTGCCGTTCTTCGCGTGCACGCCGGCCAGCAGCTGGTCGATGTAGGGCTTGTCCCGCTCGTCGATCTTGATGGTCTCGGGCAGGGTGTACTTGTCCGGGCTCTCGGGGATGCCGCTCTCGGCCCTCCACTGCTTGATCTGGTCCTCGGTGGCGTTTTTCGGCAGGGTGGCGCGCAGTTCCCCGCTCCGCAGGCGGTTCTGCAGGCCCAGGAGGGTGTCCGGCGCGTGCTCGGGAGTCTGGTAGCGGCTGATCTGGGCCAGTTTCTTG